GAGTATGAGATATTTCCATCCTCATCTTCTTCTTTTATGAGGATTCTATTATCTACAAGATTTTCGAAAGATTTTTCTGTTAATCTTGTAATATAATTTTTAATATCGTCAATTATTGCTTTTTCATTAGCTATGATAATTTTTTCAGCATCAACATTATTATCTATAGCTTTATTTATTTTATCTACTGTAGATTTTGATAATATGTTTCTAAAGAATCTAAGAGACTTACCTCTTTCTCTTCCATCATCTTTTATATTAAGATTTACTTTAACTTCTTTATCACTAAACTTAGATTGAATTTCTCCAGAATATATTTCTTTTTTATCGAGTTTCTTTTCAAAATAATTGTAAGTAACATGAGAATCTATAAGTTCGTAAAGTTTTTTAATAACTTCATCAGCAAAATTTTTCATAGACTGATTAATCTCAATTGATGCTTCATTCAAATATTGTAAAAATTTCATAGAATTATTTATCATTCTAAATAATAATATTGGAGATTTTTATGAATTTAATTAAGTCCGATCCAAAACATTTAATTTTAGTTGATTTGTCTGATTCTGTAGATGATCCAAAATTTGAAATATATTGTGAAACTAGAATCAATTATCTATTTCGAAATCAAAGTTATGAAGCAATTATTCCAAAAGGTTTCACTACAGATTTTGGATCCGTTCCTAAAAAATTCAGAAGCATCATTTCAAATGTTTCCAAATTCAATGTTGCATGGCTTCTTCATGATTATATGTATTCTAAAAATTGTTCCATCAATATTTCAAAATCAGATGCAGATATTTTATTGAGAAGAAATTTAGAATATCTTGGAATGAGTTATGTTGATAGATGGATTGTTTATTATTCAGTGAAATATTTTGGAAAGAAAAGATTTAGAACTGATTAAAAATCTTTAAGTCTTTTCTTTGTTTTATCACTTCTAATTTTAACATAATTTGAATTGAAATTTCTTTTCAAATCTTTTCTAATTTGTATTGCATCTAATCGATTTTCATTTTTAACCATTGCTAGACCTTTAACCATTTTCTTTCTATAATCAACTACTCTATTATAAAGTTGCAACAATTTGAAATTTAAATTTTGTCCGACTCTTCCTTGAGATATATTTTCTAGCAATTCATCTGCAACTTTGAATAAATCAAATACTATATCAAATGTTAATTCAGTAAATTCTCTAGACTTAATTTCTGTAATTGATTCTTGTCTTTTATTTTGAGACTTTTGAATTTGCTCAACTTCTTTCTCTAATTCTTGTTCACTCTTTTGAAATTTCTTGAATTGATTTTCTAATTTTTCATTCGACTCATCTAGTTTTTCAATTGCTTGTTTCAACAGAATTTCCGTATTTCGTTCCATCTTTAATTTCCTTTTCTTATATTTAGAAAGATTTAATTTGAAAAACCTTGACTTCCGAGATTAAATGTGGTACAATATCTTTGAGGTAGTAAAATGAACAAACACCTATTCGAAGAAGCTCCATCAGAAAATGTATTATTAGTAGATGGACATAATGTTATTTTTAGAACAATTTTTGCAGCACAATCAGAATTAGATCGATCAAAAATGGAAGATCCAAAATTCACTTATTTTAAAATTTATTTTTTGAACACTTTGAAATTCCTAGTTGAACAATTCAAACCAACTCGCCTAATCGTTTCTATAGACTCTAAAAACGGCTGGAGAAAGAAGATCTATCCAAGCTACAAGGAACAGCGCAAGAAGGCTAGAGACGATTCTAAAGTGGATTTCCAGGCATTTTTTAAGATACTCGATCCATTCATTGATGATCTAAAACAAGCATTTCAAAATATAGAAATTTTAAAAATCGATGAGGCAGAAGGTGATGATATTATTGCAGTTGTTTGTCAAATTTTGAGAAATGATAATATAACAATCATTTCTACAGATCATGATTTCTATCAATTGCAACAATTCAAAAATGTTAAACAATGGGATCCAAAAGAAAAATCATATGCTACACCATTGAATGCTGAAACTTCTCTAGACGCAAAAATAATTGGTGGTGATAAAAATGATAACATTCCAGCAATATATCCAAGATTAGGGAAAGTTTCAATTGCAAAAATTCTAAATTCTGAATTCATGACAAATCTGAATGATGAAAACTATTATTTGAATGAAGATAATCGAAAAAATTTCATAACAAAATATAGAATTTCACCAGAACAATGTAGACAAAATTATATCAGAAATACTCAACTCATTGATTTCAAACATATACCAACAGAAATTAAAACAAAAATTTCTGAAAAAATTCAAAATCCTGATATTAAGAAATTTGATGGTAGAAAATTCAATTCATTCTTGTTTGATCATGAACTATCTTCAATTATTCCAAAATCAAAAGACTATACAGACTCGTTAGGAAAATTACTATATGAAAAATTTTGAAATTATAGATGAAGAAACATATGAACAAATAATTCTAGGAATCCGAAATAGATCAAATCAAAATTCGTGGACAATATATTCTGAAATTTCTAAAAATGTTATAGAGAAATTAAAATTAAATGGTTATAGAGTTAAACAAAATCTAACATCAACTACCATCAATTGGTAAAAGGAAACATATGCAAGAATTAATCACAAGAGAAGAAATTGTATTCAATGCTTTAAAGAAATCAATCATGCAAGAAATCGAATATCAAGCAATTAATTTTCAAAATAATACAGAAAGAGAATTTGAACCACATATTCCACAATATTTCCGAGAAGAACTTGTGAAATATCTAGTGTCTGAAAAATTTTATGCAAGTCTTTTAAATAATAATCAAACTCTTTATGTTAGCTGGGATTAAAATGGAATATTCTGAATACCTAAGAAACATCACAAATAATCCATCTACAATTTCGGATTTGGATGTTCTTAAAATTGATTTACAAATTGCCGCATATAAAGGAAATTATTCTATCACTGTGGATTCTGAATTATTTGAAAATAAAGAAGTTCGACAATTTATAGTTCATAATGGATTTAAAACATATTTCGAAAATCAATCACAATTAAAAATAGATTGGAGTGGAAAATGACATTGCTAGAAGAATTGAGACAAAGAACAATTGAGAAAAAAGTAATAAAAGAATATGAAGAAAAGAATACAAAAATATTAGAAGATTATTATAATTTATATTTGGATAAAGTTAAATCTTTTGCGGATAATGGATTTTCTGAATGTTGGATTGATATCAATAAAAATCTTGGATGTTCTGTATATGTAATGAATAAATTTAAAAAAGAAGGACTAAAAATTTCTAACATTAGTTCATATACTATTCCAAATATTCATACAATTAGTGAATCATTTGATCAATTTAAAGTAAGCTGGTAAACTGTTCTGAACCATTAAATTCTCTCAATAAATATTCTAACACATTGAGAGAATTCACATGGCAAAAAACAATAGAGTATATAAAACTGGTGAATATGTTCTTAGATATCCACAAAAATATAAAGGAACAAAAACACCAAAATTTAAATCATCATTTGAGGAAAGAGCGTTTTTTTGGTGCGACACGAATGAAAATGTATTGGAATGGTCTTATGAAGCATATCCAATCCAATATACTTTTTCGATTCCAAAAGGAGTAACACCAGAAGAATATAAATTGTATGAAACTCTTGTGGATAATGAACAACATAGATACTACCCAGACATATTCGCAAAAATTAAAACTTCAGACGGCAAAATTGTAAACTATATTCTCGAAATAAAACCATATAGTCAAACAATCAAACCAACTGAACCAAAAAAGAAAACAAAAAAAGCAATGAACAAATATTTAAATGCACTACAAGAATTCCTGAAAAATAAAAGCAAATGGGAAACTATGGAAAAGTATGCAAAAGATTATAATATGAAATTTTGGATACTCACTGAAAGACAATTGTTTGGATAAATTTAGGGATCATGTGAACTTAGTGATAACGTGGTGAGAATAAGTGAAAATTAAAATTAGGGAGACGAATGACGAATGTATACTAGAGAACAAGTGATTGAAAAAAGTACTGAATATTTTAATGGCGATACTTTAGCTGCAACTGTATTCGCTGATAAATATGCTCTAAAATCTGAAACAGGAGAATATGTAGAACTAACTCCAGATGATATGCATAAACGATTGGCTAAAGAATTTGCTAGGATCGAAAACAAATATCCTAATTCGATTTCAGAACAAGATATCTATGACAGTATCAAAGAATTTAAATATATAGTGCCTCAAGGTTCTCCCATGGCTGGTATTGGAAATCATGAGCAATTAATGAGCCTATCAAATTGTTTCGTTGTAGATTCACCCTATGATTCATATAGTGGAATTTTAAGAGCGGATCAAGAATTAACTCAGGTGTACGTTCGTCGCGGTGGTGCTGGAATAGACGTTTCTACAATTAGACCTAAAGGAATGGTTACTAGAAATGCAGCAAGAACAACAGATGGAATTTCTGGATTTTTGGAAAGATATTCAAATACAACTAGAGAAGTCGCAACTGCTGGGCGTCGTGCTGCACTTATGCTTAGTATCTCAGTTCATCACCCAGAAATCGAAACATTTATAAAAATAAAGAAAGATAGAAAGAAAGTTACTGGTGCAAATATCTCAGTTCGACTATCTGATGAATTTATGAATGCTGTTAAAAACAATGAAGAATATGAACAACGTTGGCCTATTGATTCTACATCACCAACAATTTCTAAAAAAGTAAATGCTAAACATATTTGGGATATGATTGTAGATTCAGCATGGGAATCCGCAGAACCAGGAATTCTATTTTGGGATAATATTATCAATAATGGTGCTGCTGATGCATATGAAGAATATAAATCTAAATCAACGAATCCTTGTATGAGTTCAGATACAAAAGTTCTTACTAGATATTTTGATATTAAAACTGGTAAACACGAAGTTAAAGCAGTTAATATATCAGAACTTGTTGATAAAGAAGTAGAAATCTTTGATGGTATTAATTGGGTTATAAATTCTAAATTTCAAAAAACCGGAGAAAATATTCAATTATATAAAATTACTCTAAATAGTGGTGATTCTATTCGAGCAACTAATTATCACACATTTATTTTGAATAATGGTGATCGAGTCCAGTTGAAGGATTTGAAAATTGGGAATAAACTAAGAACAATCCAAAGTTCAAATATTGGTTTCGAAAAAATCAATAATGCAGAAATTGTTGATATAAAGATTGATACTATTGAGGATGTATATTGCACTACAGTAGAGTCAACAAATTCATTCGCTATAATCACTAGTAATCATATATGTTTAGTAGGAAATTGTGCAGAATTGCCCCTTAGCCCATATGATTCGTGCCGGTTAATTTGTATGAATACTTTAAACTTCGTAAAGAATCCATACACTAAATCAGCATATTTTGATTATGAATTATATGCAAAATATGTTAAGATTGCACAAAGAATGATGGATGATATCATTGATTTAGAGGCTGAACATGTTGATAGAATTTTGAATAAGTTGAACAGTGATCCAGAACCAGAAGATATCAAGAGAACAGATATTAATCTTTGGAATAAAATTAAGAAATCTTGTTTGAATGGTAGACGAACCGGATTAGGGGTAACTGCAATTGGTGATACTCTTGCTGCTCTTGGTGTCGTGTATGGTTCAGATGAGTCAATTAAAATTGTAGAAGAAATATATAAGCAACTCGAACTTGAATCGTATAAAACATCAATTGATTTGGCTGAAGAAAGAGGATCATTTCCAGTTTATAATTATGATAATGAAAAAAACCATGTGTTTATATCAAAAGTTATAAATGAACTACCAAATGAATATAAAGAAAAGTATATTAAATTCGGTAGAAGAAATATCGCAAACACTACAACGGCCCCTGGTGGATCTGTTAGTATATTAACAAAAACAACTTCTGGAATTGAACCAGTTTTCCAAATATCATATAGTCGAAGAAAAAAGATAAATCAGTCAGAAAATATAGAACCTGATTATATTGATACAATTGGTGATAAATGGAAAGTCTTTAAAGTATATCATCCACAATTTTTAGAATGGTCAAAAATCACAGGTGAGACAGATGAAACAAAATCACCATGGTTCGGATCAACTGCACAAGATATTAATTGGTCATCATCCGTAGATCTTCAAGCTTCTGCACAAAAATGGGTATGTGCATCAATTTCCAAAACTTGTAATCTTCCATCAACTGCGACTAAAGAATTAGTGTCTGAAGTTTATATGAAAGCATGGGAAACTGGTTGTAAAGGATTCACTGTTTATCGTGATGGTTGTCGTGATGGTGTTTTGGTTAGTGACAAAGAATCTATAAAAAATTCAAATGATGAAATTATAGAAACTAATTCACCAAAACGTCCAGAAACATTAGAATGTGATATTCATCATATGAAAGTTAAGGGAGAAAATTGGATCGTTCTTGTTGGAAAATTGAAAGGTAAGCCATTTGAAGTTTTTGCTGGACTTTCTAAGTTTGTATCAATTCCAAAGAAGATTGTTTCTGGGAAAATAGTTAAGAAAGAATCTAAAAAGGATAATGGATCATCTATTTACAATTTGGTTTATGGCGACGAAACTGATCCAACAATAATTAAAGATATCGTTAGTGTATTTGAGAATGCAACTGAAGGTTCTTGGACTAGATTGGTTTCATTATCATTGCGACACGGTGGACCAATTCAACATATCGTTCAACAATTGAATAAAGATGAACATAGTGATATGTATTCATTCTCAAGAGTAATTGGAAGAGTCTTAAAAACATATATCAAAGATGGAACGAAGATAAAATCAAAATGTCCAAATTGCGGAAGCGAAAATATGACATATCAAGAAGGATGTTTGTTGTGTCATGATTGTGGACATAGTAAGTGTTAAGATTTTAAAATTTTTCACTTGACATCCAGAATTAAATTTTGTATACTTGGTTGGAGGACTTGTTCCTTCAACCTTTTTCACAATGGAGTTTCATGAAAATTATCTACAAATCAATTTTAGAAATAGATGCTGGAATTATTTGCCACGCTTGTAATTGTCAGAATAAGTTTGGTAAAGGATTAGCCAAAAGCATAAGAACTCGATATCCTATTGTTTATCATGAATTTCTTAAATTTGGTTCGCTATATAAATCACCAAAAGATAGATTAGGAAAAATTCAAGAAGTTTCTATTAATAAAAATCTATCTGTAATTAATATATTTTCTCAACTTTATTATGGTGATTCTAAGTTGACTGGAATTGATTATAACAATTATTATGAAATGAGAAATTGTTTAATTGAATTGAGTAAGATTAGAAATGGTAGACCAATTTATTTTCCTTATGGATTTGGAAGTGGTTTAGCTGGTGGTGATTGGAATAAGATTTCTGGAATAATCGAAGAATATTTTCCGGATGTTATTTATTGTAAAATTTGAAAGGAAATGAATATGAAAAAGAAATATATATCTGAGCAAAAGAGATTAAATATTGTTATAACTATTTGGTCGAGTGTTTCTGGAATGTTTTGTAAGATGTTAAATCCAAAATTTCGTGGGGAAAATTTTAAATGGAATTCTGATATGATTATAAACCATGCTTGTGATATGGTTTATGTTATGCATGATTGTAATAATAAGATGGTTAGAAATTTTGAATGTACTGTAAAAGAATATAGTAGAAATCTTGCAACAGAAATATATAATGATATGTTGAAAAATTCTAATTTATAAAAGGAATAAAATATGAATGACATGAAAAAGAAAATGTTAGAATTTGTAGAACCATTGATTGATAACATTTCAATTAAACAATTATTGAATTTAATTAATGAAAGATATTCAGCCGCAAATTTGAATGATTGTTATTTGCATATTGAAGAAGGCGACTCATATTGGGACGAGAAATCAACATTACATTTAATTATAGAGCGTGAAGAAACAGATGAAGAATTTAATAAGAGAACAAAGAAACGAAACAATTCTAGAATTTTAAAATTGAAAAAAGAATTTGGAACTGGTTATAATTATGACGATTCTATTGTTGTAGAGAATTTAATTGCAATATCAAATGCTAGAGAAAAATCTAAGAAAGATCCGGAATATATGAAAACTATATTAATCTCCGCTGGAATTTTAGATAAGGATGGAAATTTAACAAAACATTATCGAGGAGAATTGGATGCTTAAATTATTGCTTATGTTGTTTTCTGCAAATTGTGATTCATTAAATTCTGAATTATATAATATAGATAAACGATTGAATGAAGTCGAATTTTGTCAATGTGTCGATAAAGAAACATTTTCAGGAATTCCAAATCCGAAAAAGTTTAGGAAATTTGAGGATGAATGTGAAATGATTAAATTGAATGAAGTAGAAATTAGATATACTAAATTGAAGAAAGGAATTAAGAAATGAATAAAAAGAAAATGATTGAACAAACAGTTAATGTTGATAATTATTTTGATGTTGGAACTATTGATGAATGGATTTCTACATTAAACATATTAAAGGAAAAATATGATGGATCTAGTGAATTAATTATAGATTCTGTGTATAATAATTGTAGTTTTATATTGCGTCAAGAAAGATTGGAAACAGATGACGAATTTAATAAAAGAATCAAGAATGAGCAAAATTCATTAATGAAAGAAAAAGATAAACGAAAGAAATTATATGAAAAATTGAAGAAGGAGTTTGAATGAATAACTATACTGATTTAGAAATAGAAAATTGGATTGGAAAATTATTGAGTTCATCAGAAACAATTGGTCCATGGGGTTACGAAACAGATCCACCAACTGATAATGATATTAAATCTGCCAAAATGTTAAAACAATTATTGGATGAGAATAAAGATTTAAAAATTGAATTATATAAATCTTTGAAGAAGGAATTTGAATAATCTAAATAAATAATTTCATGAGATTCAAAACATTTTATTTAAAAGAAACCACTTCAAACAGTTTAATTGTTGTAGATATCCAACCATCTTATAAAAAATATTTTGGTTTTAAAGTTAGTGATTTTTGTGATCATTTAATTAATTCAGATTATAGTAAAATTTTATATTTGTACAATGGTCCAGAATTAGGAATGGAATCAAAAGATGATATTTTTAATTTCTTAATTGAAGATGGATTAAATTATGACGAAGAAAAAGTTGAACAATTTCCAAATATGACATTTTATGAAAAGAATTATGCATTTTTTAGAGATATGATGGATGATGGTTATGATGAAGATGATATAATAAAATTGATAAAATATATGATCGACAATAAAATTGATAACAGTCAAAATATCGATGATGAAACATTTGAGGAATTGGATATAGAACCATTGGGGTCAGGAAATCGTATATGGATTCCTGAAGTGTTGGATGAATTAAAAAAATATAACAATATTATTTTGTGTGGCGGTGGTAGAAATGAATGTTTGAGAGAAATCGAAATAGCATTAAAAGTATTGAATAAGCCATATAAATTATTGAATAAATTTGTATATTAAAATAAATAATTTCATGAGATTCAAAACATTTTATTTAAAAGAAACAGAGAATACTATCCCAAAGATTTTATATCATGGATCAAATTATGATTTTTCTAAATTTGATTTAAAATTTGTTGGTAAAGGAGAAGGATTACAAAAGTTTGGATATGGTATTTATCTTACTGATACCGAAGAACTATCAAATTTTTATGCGACCCAATTAAAAGGAACTCAAATTATATATCAATGTAGAATTCCTAGTGATTCTAGATTGTACGAATGGGGATCTCCAGTTGACGATTATTTACATAACAAATATATAAGATACTTGAATGATAACGATTTTGAAAAAGATGCAGAGAAACTTCAAGATGAATATGAACAATATAATGAATATATGGAATTTGAAAATTATTATAAAATATTGTCTCATTTGGTTGGATCTCCAAAAAAATCTTCAGAGATATTTGTTGAACTTGGGGTTGATGGTTGTATTTCAGATGATATAAAAAATCGAGGAAAAATTTATGTTATATTTGACACTTCGTTGATTAAAATAATAGATAAAGAAATATTAAATGAATCAGAAGAACAATCATATTTTGGATATAAGATTGTGAATTTTGATGGTAAAGATGCGTATTCGATTGCTGATAAAAAAGTCAAATACCCTCTCAAGAAAAACTCAACACATACCGGAAACATTTATCTTGGAACGTCTAAAAAATATGCAACTGAATATTATTCTACAGATTCAGATGATCCAGAAGATCCGGAAGAACTTTTATTAACATACGAATTTTTTCCGTCCGATATAAAAAAAGGAAATTTAGATGACAAAGATTATATGACTGGTGGTTCTGAAATTATTGTATCTAAAGCTAAATTGGTGAATGTTTATAATATTACTAAAAAGAAAACATTAATAGAATCAGAAGAACAATTAAACGAAGCATCACAAGAATATAATATCGCGAAAGTATTAGCGGATAAGATCATAAGAACCTTGAGAGATATGGCGCATTATGATTTAACCCATTTAGATAGATATTTTAAGAAATATAAAGATCATAGAAACGATCTTTATAAAATCCCTATGTCTGATTTTATGAAAGATATTAAAGTTCCAGAAGGTGGTGTATTTGATTATCTTAAAAAAGGACATGTGTTTTTGGAAAATGGTTATTTAGAAAAAGGCGACAAAACTCCTTGGTTATATTCGGATGATTCTAAAACTCGCAAAGCTGGTGGTTATTTTGATCAACACAAAGATTATTTTGGAATACATTTACCTTTTATAGATACAAAAACTAAACAACCATTTCGTGGATATTTTACAGAATTTAAATCATTAATTATTCATGAGCTTACACATTTCATTCAAGGTTCAAAAGAAAAGTTTATTTCCGGAACAGCTTCATTATCTTCAGGTGAATGGTATAGCAATAAAAAAGAACAAGAAGCATATTTACATGAATTATATAATGATTTTCAGAATTTTGTAGAAGATACATTGAGAGATATGAAATCCTATAGATATGCTGATCGTTTATCTAATGCAAATTATAAAAAATATGTAAGCACATCGAATATGTTGTATAAAATGTTTGAAAGTTTAGAAACATTTAAAAAATCTGTTCGCGTTTTAGAAAAAAGAATATTTCTAGATAATCCTAAAAATAGAGACAGATTTTTATATCTATCAACAGAACTTCGAGATGTTTATAATAAATTTTTAGAAGATTCTTATTATGAATTGAAGAAAGAGTTTAAAAATATGATTCCAACAAAAGAGTTGAAATATGAAAAGGAATCATAAATATAATATGAAATTAGGAGAATCTAAATGAATTTTAATGCTGTAAATAAATTGCTACAAGAACAGAATACAATTGTAGAAAAAGAAATGGATGTTGTAAAAGTTGGAGATAAATCTTGGAAATTTCCATCACAAGATTTTGCAGAACTATTTCAGAAATATTTGAAGAAATACAATAAGCAAGATTCTGTTTTGACATTTGGAAATGGAAAAGATATTACAAAAGAATCATTAATTTTTAGACTTGGAACTGATAATAAAAAGAGAGTTGATTTTAAAGATTTAGCACTTGCATTATTCATTTACGATAAGATGCCTAAAGTTGTTTACTATCGTGATAAACTTTCTAAGGAAACTGGTGATCGTGAATTGATTGTTAAAACTCATCTGGATAAGAAATGAGATTTAAAGAATTTTTGAAATTGAATGAATCTTTTGAAACTGATTATAAGAAATTCATTGCATATCACCAAACATCAAAATTGAATGCAAAGAAAATTCAAAAATCTGGATTCAATTTCAAAAACTCAATTCAGAATATAATTTGGTTTACTAATAATGAAAATGGAATTGCTGAAAATTCTACTGGTGCTACTGGTTCTGGTGCAGTTTTAAAATTGGAAATCAATATCAATAAAGCAGCTAATTGGGATCTATATGAAAAATATTCTTTAGATGAATTGGAAAACCTTGGATATGATGGAGTAATTTTAAAAGAATCTGATGGAACTTTTGACGGATTTGTTTTCTATCCTAAACAAATTAAAGTGATTGAGGTTATCGAAAAATGAGGTTTAAAGAATTTAGTTTAATCAATCAAATTGGAATAAACATTTTTGCAACTTGTTTGTCTGAATGTATAGAAACCAGTTTTAATCAATTGAACGAAACAATTGATATAACTCCGGTTTCAGAAAAAGATGAAGATAATTATGTGATTAAAAAAGAAATATGGAAAATACATAATGATAAATCAGATCCAGGAACAGAAATTCGAAGTGCTTATACCAAAAATGGTGATTATATTGGTGATTTGAAAATGGCTAAATTCTTGGTTGGAAAAGGTATCACAAAATTTTCAAAAACAAATCCTAGACATTCAGTTTGTTCAATTGGTTTGGATGAAAAGAATGGAATTTGGTATGGATGGTCCCACAGAGCAATTGCAGGATTTAAAATTGGTGATAAAATTTTTGAAGAAGATTTTGGAAATGATGAGACAAAATTCACTCAACACGGTTCCAAAACAATCAAGAATTTGAATGATGCAAAACGAGCTGCAATAAACTTTGCAAAATATATTAGCTGATAAATAAAAATATAAAAGAGGAATTTTAAAATGAGTAAATTTATTCAATATGTAGAAGATGTAATGTTGGTTGAAAGTTGTGTATCTGAACTCAATGAAGAACAAATTTTAGAACTTCATGAGGAACTTGAAGTTATTGAAGAATTTTTGAAAATAGGAAAATTCGCAGATAAGTTGAAGAAGTTTTCCGATAAATCTGACGAGAAGATTGAAGATACTAAGAAAAAGGTCAAGGAAACCGCTGAGAAGGCCAAGGATGTCGCAACAGGAATCGCTAAGGAAGTTGGTGGGAAGATCGCTACAGACACCAAAGAAGTCCTACAAAGCCATAAGGAAATTGCTCAATCGCTTGCTTCAAGATTTGCCAAAATTTCAAATGAAGCAAAAGAAGGTCTGAAAAAGATGTTCTCCAAGATCAAGGATGCAAATGAAGATCAAAAGAAAGTTCTCGCTGATCTTGCGGGAATCATCGAAAGAATTGAAAATAAAAAGATTGTTAGC